AAGAAATGGAAGAACGTGGCTTACCAAGAGTAAAATTTGGTACAGGTGTAAACACCGGTACATGTATTGTTGGTAATATGGGTGCTGAAACTAGATTAGATTATAGTGTAGTAGGCGATGCTGTAAACTTAGGTGCTAGGTTAGAAGCACAAACTAGGGCAGAAGATACTCCAATTATTGTTTCTGAATATACATATATGCAATGTAACGATATAGCATTTAGTAGTATAGGCGAAGTTACTGTAAAAGGTAAAGAAGAGCCTGTAAAAATATATGCTCCATTATTCGAAGGCAAAGTAAGAAAGTTATACAAATAATTATTCGTCAGGCGACCAATGTTCCATTGCACGGAACACACTTCTAGCAGAAGCAAGATCTTTTTTCAATTCTAATAGATAAAAGAATTCAAAAGGCTTTTCACCAATCTTTTCTAGTGGGTAATGATAAGTTGCTGTTATATTGTCTATCGCTTTGATATCTTTTTGTACACAATTAATAATTGTATTACGCCATTCTGCATCTTTAAACATGTTTAACACAAATACATGTACAGCACTTTCTGGATTATAACTGTTCATTATATTAAGTAATTCGTAATATAATGCTCGTATAGGATTTAAATTTTCTCTATACTTAGAACCTACAATAGGAAAACGCCATTTATCTTCTTTAGTACATTGATGTTTGTAGAAGTACATATACTCTTCCATAAAAGATTCATATATGTTTTCTTGGCTTTTACGCAATCTACTTGCGAGTATTCGTCTTACTTTACCTAATAACTTTAAATGATATTCTGACAAATTGTTTTTATAGATATTAAATAAATCATCAGGATTCATACGACCGTCGATAAATTCGGGAGGTATTTCGTTAGACTTTGCAAACTTTATTAGTAAGTTCTCAAGTCTTATCTTTTTAAAATCTATTATATCTGACATCTATGTAAATCTAAAATTGTTTCAAGTTTTTCGTTACCCTTATTGTAACTTAAGGTTGCTCTTGCACCATCATGTAATGGCTTTGGCCAATTACCAATGTTTACCCAAGCATACCCACAACTTTCACCATTTAGATTTGGCATAAATTCGTGTTCGATGACTGCAACAAAACTGTAATACATAAAGTTTTTATCCTTACTTTGATAAACATCTATAGGATTTAATTTATTAATATCTGGTACAAATCCTAATTCTTCCTCTACTTCTCTGGTTAATGCTTCATATGGTGATTCACCATTTTCTAAAAGTCCACCCCAGAATCCCCAAGTGTGTTTATGTCGTTTGTCGCTGTTTCTGAATTGTAAAAGTACTCGTTCGGTATCAAGAGCAAGAAAAACTGTTCCTACTCCTACAACGCCTTTGAAAGGTTCTACAGGACTAGAGTCCAGTACCCTGGATTGTATTCGCCCTCGTAAATGCTCAGCCATTGTGTTCCCGTCCATTTATATACTTTACTAGTATTTAAGTTTTTAGTGATTGCTGTACTATCAGAGTTGGCACTAGCATCGTATGATACACTCCATTTTGAGCCATCGTATTCGATTATATCATTAGTTGATGCATTTACGTTCCACTCAGGGTATCCTGTTTTTGAAAGATCTTCTGTGATTAAGTATCTTTGTCCTATTGCTAAATCGTCCAATGTACCATCGCCTGGTATATTGCTATGCGGATTAATAATTTTATTAATATTGCCTATTGTTGAAGCAGGCAAAGTGTCTGTATCTAAATTAAAAATTAATTGCGAATCATCTGTAGGATGTTTTGCAATAGTTCCAGCAATGTCTTGTGAGTCATCTTCTAGGTCACTTGTAATTTTTAATTTTAATAAACTGGTATTGTCTTTTAATTCTTTATCATACATGGCTAATAAATCTGTCCAACTCTTAGTTTCGATACCACCTGAGTCATATAATGTTGCAGAATTACCTAAAATGCTTACTTTATAATTACCTGGAGAAACAATCAGTCTTGATTGTATATCAAAACTTCTAAAGAAATCATGAATGTCTTCATCATATCCAATCTCACTTAGTGATTGACCACCAAAGTCAGTAATAATATTGCTATGTATTTCATGTATAATACTTTGTCTTTTAACTTTTGCAGGTGGATTAATCCAAATAGGCAATGTAAAAGTTAATGTTGTAACATCTATTTGCTCATCTACTCCTGCTGGAATACTTCTATTTGTAAACTGTATATCTGTCAATTCAACTTCAACAATTTGTGTCCAATCAAAAGGATTAGAGTTTTGTTGTAATTGTATTGTTGGATTAAATAATACTAATATTTGTTCCATAAGTTGTAATTTGGTATCTGTATTAGGAGTCCAAATATCAACTTGCATAGTTAAATTATAGGGGACCGGCATATACCTATTAATAGTATATTGATTACCCTGTCCACTTTCGTAACTTTGTGTATCGTTATTAAATTTTCTTTCTGTAATACTTTTAGTATCTGTAAAGAATGGATCTTGTGTCCTATCCCTTGCAATCTGCAAACTTTGGATACTGACACCTATAAAAGGTGTGCTGTTAATAACATTTTCTGAGTTTTGTCTTAATATATGAGAAACCATTCTACTTGGATCTGCATATCTTATAGGAACAGTATTGTATCTTACATCTTCTCCGTCCCTACTACCTTCTTTGACTTTGAAAGCATGAAATATTCTAATAAATTGTAGAATATATCTTCTAATTTGTTCATCATACCAGTACTGCATTATTAATTATCCGTCTTAGGTTTTACAACTTTACTTAGGTTTGTTCTTTCATCAGTTACAGTACCATCTGTGTTTGTTGTTTGTGTAGTGTTATTTATAAATCCATCTAGGATTCTGTTAGCACTAGAGAACACTCGTCTACTATCATCTGCAATTTTCACCCATCTGGTGCCTTGCTTCTTAAATATTCTGCTAGGATTGAAGTCAGTTCTTAAAAAATAATCACCATCTGAAGATGCTAATGGAAATGTTATACCACTTCCTAACAGTTGAGCACCATTAGGAGCACCTTCTATTGTGCCTATAAATGGTTTGCCTTTTGCATTCTCGTCAACAAACATATGAGCACCTGCGGCATAATAAGGATCATGCGGTACATTGTTTTCTGCTTGTTGCACAATAGCATCTGAAATATCAATTTCGTCTTTGTATGTACTAATAACATTTCGTAAATCGTCTTCTTCGTCGCCGTAGCCGATAATATCTCTGTATTCTTGACTATCACTTATTGGTCCTAATTTACATCTCCACATATGAGGCCACCAATTTGGATCAAATCCTTCTGAAGGCCTACTTGCATCTGTGATTACATAAAATCTGTTTATAGCATCTTTGCGTTCGTCTAATAATAAGTCATCTCTCATATGAGGTAACTCTATAACATCGCCTGCCATAAGTTTTCTGCCTATTGTTGATACCATTGTATCAATGTGAAAATTAATAAACAATGTATCATTTTGTAGAAACATACCAAATTGTGTCAAATCAAAGTCTGAATCACTTACAGTATATGTTCCTCTTAGTTCATATATGTCATCATCATACTTTCTGTCCCTATTTTCTAAAAATAATACATCTTGTATGAATGTTTCTCCGAGTTTTTGATCTCCATCTGAACCGTAATCGTTATCTTGTTGCGGTAATGTAAAGTCTTTAGTGTCACCTTGGTCGTGAACACCTAAGTATTTGTGTACATTTACACCAGTACCACCGGCATAAATGTTTTCCGCAACTATTCCATCGACAAATTTATAGTCGTTTCTTTTAACTGGGTTCCATAAACTAATTTTAGGCATAACACTATTTATCAGATTGACAACGGTTTATTTTTTTGTTATTATAGTTACATGGAAATTACAGAATACATAATATTTGGTTTTTGTATATTAGGTGTAGGTTACACTTCATACAATATAGGTTTAAAGGAAGGTATCAAATTAGGTGCAAGTCTGATGTGGGAGCAGTTATGGCACATGGGCAAACCCAGAGGTAAGAACCCACTAGTTAGATACACAAGAATGGAAAGAGACGACCCAGGTCGTATATAAAAATATCTATTTGACCCTATTTTTGCCAAAAAAATTATATATAGTTTTTAAAATGAGTAATTACTGGTATGGCTAGAAAGAAAAAAGAGCGATCTGTATATATTACAACAGAGCCTGATTGGAAGACTCTTAAATTGATTACAGATATAGAAGAGCAAAAGAAAGCATTTCGCAGTTGCGAGTATTTTGCTAGAACAGAAGTTAGTAAAACTAAAGGGTTACCTATTGTTAAAAAATGGATTAAGGAAGCCACAGGTTGGACCCCAGAAGAAGTAAAAATTATTTTAGCAAACCCAGATTGGACATTTAGTTCTTGCATTAGTACAATATTTGTATGGCACAAATTAGGTTACATGCCAGCAAGTTTACAAGAACATTACGAAAAAAGGAAAAACGAAGAGTGGATTCCACGTGGCAAAAAGTGCCTAGCAGAAAAGATTGAGAAAGTAGAAGCCAAATTAGCAAAGCCTGTAATCAGTATTCAGCAAAGAATGAGAGAACAAGTAATGGATTTATGTGCTGAATTTGAACATGCTATTGATGAAATCATAGATCATAATAAAACACTCAAAGAGTTCGATCCTTACAAAATGATGATAGCATATCAACCTGAAATTAAAGGACCACATGCTAAAATAATTAAAGAAGAATTTGTAAGTCAACATGAAGAAGCAATACTAGTAGCAGAATGGCAAGATGATGACAT